AAAAAGCATACCGTACCGGTCGGCATAGATAGCGATATAGTAGAAGCATTGCAAATTGAAGCTCAAGACTACCAACCACGCATAAACGCCATTTTGCGGAAAGCCGTTTTTGGGTAAGAAGTAACATCGGTCAAGGAAGAATGATATGAATAAAATCATGATGCGGCAATACAATATGCTTTCAAAAGATATGCAACAGGAAGTACAGCATTATATTGAATATCTATTTGCAAAGATGAAAAAAATAGATAGCAAAAACGCAAAAGAAACATCTCAGCAAGAAAAAAACAGAGCGTATGATATACTGATACAATATGCAGGCTGCATTCCGTCGGATATTGATTATAAACACGATATTGCAGAAGAAACAGTTAAGAAATATGAAAGTCTTACTTGATACAAACATTTTAGTAGATTTTTTAGCAAAGCGCCCTGTTTTTTTTAATAATGCACAGAATATTATTAAAAGATGTAAGGATAATGAAATCACGGGTGTTGTAGCAGTTCATACTATTTCAACATTATTTTATATTTTAAAGAAATATATTCCGTCAGAGAATATACGAGAACTTTTTTATAACTTATTCGAAATCATTGAAATTGGTAGTGCAAACAAAGAAAGCATTTTATATGCTTTAAGGAATAAAACATTTCCTGATTTTGAAGATGGTTTACAATATCAGTGTGCACTAGAAGAAACAGTCGATTGTATTATTACTCGTAATAAAAAAGATTTTCTCGGTTCAACAATACCCGTATATACGCCGAATGAATTTTTAGCCGAATATAATTGTAAATAAGACACCAGAGAGAACATATACCCATGGTAGACCAGTTTCTCGGATATACAATCGCTGATATAAGGGTGTTATGCCGCTCAGAACTTTACAAAACGTTACAAATTTTTGGCAATATTTTTCTTGCGGATTTTTTCGTTTTCGTGCTATAATTATTTCCATATCGGATTTACCGCTGAACATTAATTTTGCCGATATTTGCGGCGAATCCGCATAAAACTATTCTTTTTTAGAGAAGATGATTGACAAAATGAAGAAGTTATATATAATAATATCCCCCCTCCCATCTTTTGGAAATATACGACGCATCTACTGTGTCGCATGCTGAAAATAAATCCTCAACCCGGACAAAATATCAATTCTTCATAGCGCTTCCTTAAAATTCAACAGTCAAACAACATATAAATAGAGACTGTTAAATTAGACTTTTTATGAAGGCGGGGTTTCCAAAGGGCGCTCCCTTTGGTCGTAACGGACAAGACGTCCGTTGGAATACACAAGGAGGTTCACAATGAAAAGACGTTTTTCACTAAAGAACAAACTGATCATCATCTTCGGATTGTTGATTTTGACGGCAGGACTTACCGAAGGTGTTCTTGCAATTAGAACCGCCCGTAAAGCCGTAATCGAAAAGGTTGAAACGCACTTAATCGATAAAGCAACCGATACGGCGGAAGTTTTGGATGGGCGCATAACCGCACTTTTCCAGTTTTTGGAAGGTATTGCTCGTATGCCCGTGCTCAGCGATCCGGAGCGCTCATATACCGAAAAGGTAGCGGCATTGGGTAAAGAAGCCGCTGCAAACGGTACATTGCTGAAGATAAATATAGCCGATTTGGACGGAACCTTGTACATGGCAAATCAACGCACCATCAGGGTTGACAATCAAGATTGGTTTCGGACAGTCAAGCAAGGTGAAAGGTTTTTATCAGAACCCTTTGTGTCGGCTGCTGACGGTCAGCTGATCATCGTATGCGGCGTTCCCGTTCTTGACGCAAACAAAAATGTTGCAGCGCTGCTGAATGTTTCTTTGCGCGGTTCATGGTTGTCCGATCAAATTCATGATATAGTCGTCGGGCAAACAGGCTGGTGCTACATTTTAGGACTAACCGGAACAACCATTGCCGATAAAGATATGGAATTGGTAAAAAATCGTATAAATTTCGGCGAAGAGGCGAAAAAAGATGCCTCTTTCAGTTCTCTTGCTGCTTTTGAAAAAATGGCGGTCGAAATCGACGAACCTTCCATCGGTTTTTACGAATACAAGGGCGTGAACAAGATCGCCTCTTATGCAACGATGAAAACAACCGGATGGACAGTTGTTATAAATGCTCCCCAAGACGAATTTATGGGAACTGTTAACGAACTGCGACTTGAAATGATTATTATCGGAGCTATCATCTTGGTTATTACGCTGGTCATCGTCTACTTTATCGCCCGAACAATGATAAAACCGATACAAATAGTGGTTTCCGCTCTGCAAAACATTGCGCAGGGCGAAGGCGATTTAACGGTACGTCTGCCCGTACACGGCAATGACGAAGTAACCGATTTATCGGAATACTTCAATGAAACAATCGAAAAAATTGGAGCATCGATTAAATCCGTCGGTGAAAGCAGTGAAGATATGACCAATATCGGTAACGAGCTTGCTTCAAACATGAACGAAACCGCCGGCGCTGTATATTAAAGCCATCAAATAGAATGCCTAATGCCGGAGAATAGACGGGATTTAGCGGGAAAAGCCGGGATTTAATGGGAAAAATATGAAAGAGGGATTTCATAGGGTGTAATTAAATGACCGGTATTTTCTTGTAAATTATTGTAAAAAAACTGCTTCTTTTTAATAATCATTATCTGATATTCAATATAAAAAAATACTAGGCTCTTACATAACTGACAAGATAAGGAGCCTTACTATGCTGCATCTTCACATAATCCGGTATGTAGAATCCTATGATTTCAAAGCCCAACCGGATAAACCTGATAGCTTTTCAAATAACTGGAAAAATAATAGCCTCGACGATTTCATTCTGCTGAATGATGATACGGAGCTTTTCAAATGCAAATGTCAGAGCGTTGCAAATTATTGCTTCGGTGATATGCTGCCCGGAGATACCGTTTCCTACGGAGACAGCATTGCTGCCGGAGATTTTACCGTGCGCTGCTTCGTGCCTCCGCGGAAATTCCACGGACAAATCCACGCTATTACGCAGACGGTCGATATTGACGGACAAAAAATTGACCGTAACGCGATGCAGACTACGAAAGGCGGCTATCAGACCGGCCGCTGGCTGATACATGATCGGTTCTCGTTTTCAAAAGGAACAGACACGACCTACGCATGGAGTGCGGGCTGCTTTATTCTCTCATCCAAAGACTTGGAACTTTTCAATCAAACACTAAAAGCACACGGCGTACAAGCCGGAGACGAAATAGCAGGTATCTTATCCGTACAAGGAAGGGTACTCTAACACTGCTGACAAATCGTCTCAAGGGCTTTTAAGTATATCGCTTACTTTTAAAGACCTTATGAAGCGGCTGGAGGTATCACAGCTTCACAAAATAAAAACCCATAACGGAGGTAGCATTGTGGAACAACAAGCAGAAGCGAAAAAGGAAATCAGCATGAAAACCGTATCCAACATTATGGCGGGAGTCGGTATTTTACTGGTTATTGTATCATTTATCTTGAATGCGTGCGGCATTACGCATATTGCAATGAGTGATGCACTGCTCGCTGGAGGCTTTTGCAAGGGGGTGTTTTTGCCGGTTGACGCGTCGATCTGGATAAACAATATCTTCAAAGGAAAAACCGACGATGTTCGCTAAGATTAAACAGACAGGCATTATTCTTTGGGCAGCCATCGCTTCGGCGGCTGCCGTTATCGGGTTTATCCTGTTGAACCGCCGTAGTAAAGAAGATGAGCAAACAATAGAGGAGAAATCTCATGCTGCAAAAGAACACACGAGACAAGAAATTGAACAAACGCCTGCGAGCGATCTTGCTGCTGCTTCCGCTTGTGCTGACACTTTACGCCGAGAAAAGCAATCCATCACCGACCGCTTCCGGCTCGAAGTTCGGCATCGACTTAACGAGAAACTACACGGGGCAGGAAGTTCAGGAACTCCTTGATATTGTCGTTGAAGAAGCGGAAAAGAGTATCACGGAAGCGTATAACGCCGGTTATAAACAAGGAGTCCTTGAATACAAACCCGATGTTGCGTATTGGAAAACACAAGCGGAAGGCTTTGAAACACTTTTGAAAGCGGAACGGCGCAAAAAGTGGCTATGGAGTTTAGGCGGGGTAAGTATCGGATTGGCGGGAGGAGTCGGCATCGGAATTGCGCTGCAATTAAGATAGCCTTGAATGGTGCATAAATGGAAATAGTCAAATTTATCCTTGCTTGTATCGGCAGCTTCATAGCCACAACCGGATTTTTCGGCGGGCTTTGGGCAAATCATAAAAAGAAGGTTGAAGCAAAAATAGCCGGTGTGCAAAACTCCGCTGATGCAAAGATTAAAAAGCAGGAAGAGCGTATCGAAAAACTTGAGGATGTCGTGGCGGAGCTTCAAAAGACCGTAAGCGATGGTCTTGGCCAGCGGTTAAGTAATATCGAAGGAGAGATGAAAGGCATGAACAATATTTTAAAGCAGATTCAGGGCTGGTTCATCAATAACACACCGCGGAGATAGCCGACACAAACGATGCTCAAAAAGGAGATTTAAGGAAGATGGACAATATATTTTTACCGAACCAACGCAGTATCATCTTGCAGGGACTTGAAAAAGACGCAAGCAGGACGCTTTCAAACGAAATGCTCCAGCGGCTTTTAAAAACATACGGACATACGGTCAGTCTCGCTGATGTGAATACGCTTATCAATTGGCTTGAAGTGCGCGGCTTTGTTATGGCAGAGCGGCTTTCCGATAAAGGTCTTGTATTAGCACACCTTACCCGCGCAGGGCTGGATGTCGCACTTGGTTATTGCCGGGCAGACGGTATTGAGCCGCCTTTTATGGATTAAGGGTTTTACGAGAGGGTAAAAATGGGACAGAAAAGTGCCGTTGATAAACTGCCTGAACCGTTACGCAAGCGCCTGATCGAGCTACTCAACCGGCCGGATGTAACGCAGCTTGAAATAGTAGACGCCATCAATGCGGAAGCAGGAGAGCCGCTGATCTCAAAAAGCTCCTTAAATCGCTATGCACTTAGAATGAAAAAATTTGCCGAAAAGAACCGGCAAGCCCGCGAGGTTGCGGAAGCCTACTTGGAAAAGTACGGCAGCGACACGCGGAACAAGCTGGGTAAAGTAGTAAATGAGCAGATACGGCTTGTCGCTTTTGACCTTATCTGTGAACTGGAAGAATTAAAGGAAAGCAAGGATGTCGATCCGAAGCTCATGACCGAAGTGATTTTTAAAGTCTCCCGCGGATTGAAGGAATTGGAACACGCTGAAAAGCTCAATGCCGAGCGGGAAGATGCCATCAAAGAACTCATCCTCAAAGAGACAGCCGCAAAGGTTGAAGCGGTTGGAAAGAAAAAAGGCGTGAGTAAAGAAGCGATGCAAACCATTCTTGCCGAAGTGTTTAGGATACAAGCATGACCATCTCGGAAGCATTAAGCAAAAATATCTTGCTTGACTACCAAAGCCGCTGGCTCAAAGACAGTGCAAAGGTAAAGGTCTGGGAAAAAAGCCGCCGTATCGGAGCTTCGTATGTAGAAGCACTCTATGCAGTATTACTGGCAGCACTTTCACGCACTGACGGCGGGATGAACTGCTACTATCTTTCGTATGCAAAAGAGATGACGCAGCAGTTTGTCAATGACGCCGCATTTTGGGCAAAGCTTTTAAACATCGCATGTTCCAATATGGAAGAGACGGTGATTAAAGATGAAGATAAAGACATTACCGTTTACAAAATCCGCTTTGATTCAGGGTTTGAAATTTGGGGTCTGCCGTCTGTACCGCGCTCGCTTCGCTCAAAGCAGGGACATGTCGTTATTGATGAGGCGGCATTCTGCGATGATTTATCGGAACTGTTAAAAGCAGCGTTAGCGCTTTTGATGTGGGGCGGCTCGGTTGCTATTTTGAGCACCCATAACGGGGAAGATAATCCGTTTAATGATTTAGTCAAAGAGATTCACGACGGCAAAAAAGAGTACTCCCTGCACCGCACCACGATTGATGATGCCTTGGGCGACGGCTTATACAAGCGCATTTGTGAAGTCAAAGGAGAGGTATGGAGTGCGGAAAAAGAAGCGGCGTGGCTTGCTTCGCTCATTAAAGATTACGGCGATGGCGCGGATGAAGAATTATATTGTGTGCCGCGTGCAAACGGGACGCAGTATTTCCCGCGTTCCCTCATTGACAGCATCAAAAAAGATGCGCCGGTATTCCGATTTACCGAAAGCGATACCTTCACATTTGAAAGCGAATGGAAGCGGGAGCGTACCATTCAAAAATGGTTTAAAGAGATAAAGCCGGTTTTACAAGGAACGCGCAATCCGGTTGTTATCGGCGAAGACTTTGCCCGCTCCGGAGACTTAACCGTTATCTGGCTTGATGAAATACTGAAAGAGGGTGTTTCCCAAACGCTCTGCGTAATTGAATTGCGCAATATTCCGTTTGCCCAACAATGGCAGCTGATACAGCTTGTTGGAAATACATTGAGTAATTTGGAAGGTGCCGCCTTTGACTCACGGGGAAACGGACAAATGATTGCCGAACTTGCTGCGCAGGAATGGCCGGGGTATGTGTATCAAGTGATGCTTTCACGCAAATGGTACGCCGAATATTTTCCTAAATTAAAAAGCGCGTTTGAAGAAAAAACAGCAAGCGTGCCTGATGATCTTTTTATCCGTGATGATTTTACGGTGGTAAAAGTCGTGCAGGGAGTCCCGCTTGTTACGGAACGCACCGGCTCCAGCAGGGTAAGACGGCACGGCGATGCATGTATCGCAAAAGTAATGGCTCACTATGCAGAACTGCAAAGCTATGAAGCAGGGTATCAGCCCTACGTGTATGAGCCGGTTAAAACAAGAACGACATTTGGACTAAAAGGAGTTAATCCATGGGATGGCTGGGACGATTAACCGGCAAAGCCGGAAGCACTACAGAACGCAAAAACACGCATGGCTTAACCGAACAGCGGGCAACGCCGGTTTCCAACTCGAACCGCGACTTATGGTCGGGCGGTTTAGTTGCAGGGCTTACCCCGGAGAAGCTGGCATCCCTTTTAGATACGGTGCGCCGCGGAGACGTTCCGGCGGAGTATTTGGAGATTGCCGGAGAATTGGAAGAGCGCGATGCACATTACCGCTCAGTGCTTTCAACCCGCAAACACGCCGTTGAAGGACTGGAACTGTATGTGCAAGCAGGAAGCGATGATAAAGAAAGCCTTGCAATCGCCGATGCCGTCAGTGAAGATATTGCGCAGCACGCCGATTGTATGGATTTAATTAAAAACACGCTTGACGCTTTAGGCAAAGGCTTTAGCGTCAATGAAATTATCTGGGAGACTTCCGGCTTGCGGTGGAAACCGCAAACCTTTTACTTCCGTGATCCGCGCTGGTTCGCGTACGATAAAGAAACAGGTGTACTATCGCTTCGTGATCCTTACGGTATGGAGCTGCACCCACTTGAGCCGTACAAGTTCATCGTGCATGAGCCGAACCTGCTAAGCGGTAAGCAGATTACCTCCGGCTTGACTTTTACCGCGCTCTTTTATTGGCTGATTAAAACGTATGACGTAACAAGTTGGGCTGCATTCGCCGATCGATTCGGCTATCCGGTGAGAATCGGCAAATACGGACGCAAGGCAACAAAGGAAGATATTGCAACCTTAAAGCGTGCCGTTGCCGCAATCGGCGCAGATGTCGGCGCGGTGATCCCCGATTCAATGCTCATCGATATTGTCGAAAGTAAAACAACGGCGAGCAATGCAACTGTGTATCAAGACATTGCCGAGTGGGTTGATAAGCAGCTTTCAAAGCTGGTACTCGGACAGACGGCAAGCGCCGAAGGCACTCCGGGCAAACTTGGAGACAGCCAAGACCAGCAGACGGTCAGACAGGATATCTTAAAAGCCGATGTGCGCCAGCTTGAGCAAACCTTAAACCGCGACCTTGTTATCCCGTATGTCAATTTTAATTTCGGCGAACAGGAACGCTATCCAAAACTTCGCATCAAATACATCGAACCGAAAAACGTACAGCTCATTGTCGACTCCGTTACGAAGCTCGTACCGCTGGGCTTAAAAGTAAAAGCGCAGGAAATACACTCACTGTTAGGGCTTTCTGCTCCTGAAAAAGACGATGAGATACTAACCGCACCGAATCCGTATCAAACGGAACTGAACACGCACGGGATGCTCTCCGGATCCATTGCACTCAATGCAAGTGATGTTTCTTCCTCCGCAAGCGATGATGATGAACTGCCGGAAGAAAACGAGCAAGACTTTATCGCTATTACCGACGATATTGCAGCAGTACTGGAACAAGCGGCGGATAAAGCGACCGATTTTACGAGCTTTGAAGCGGAACTTGAAAAGCTGGTAACCGGTTGGAGCCCTGAAAAAATAGCCCGCACAATGGCAATCGCATTTTTTAAGGCACGTGCCGAAGGTGATGCCAATTTTGACAAGGAAGATGAATAAATGCCTGAATCTCTTATCCCCGAAGATGCGCTCAACTACATCAAAGATAAAAATTTAAAAGTCGGTTTTTCGTATAAGGATGTCTGGAACGAAGAACACGCTACCGCTTTTACCGTTGCAAAGGCGATGCAGCTCGATGTATTAAGCGATATAAAAAAGGCGGTTGAAAAAGCGCTTGAAGAAGGGCACAGCTTTGAACACTTTAAAAAGAATTTAAAGCCGACACTGCAACAGAAGGGCTGGTGGGGCAAAAAGAAGATGATCGATCCGCTTACCGGAGCAGAAATTGATGCACAGCTCGGAAGCGACCGGCGGCTTAAAACCATCTACGATGTCAATTTACGCAGCGCTTTTCAGAAGGCGCAATATGACCGCACGATGGCAAGCGATCTGCATCCCTATCTTATGTACTGTATCGGTAATGCCAAAAAACACCGTGAACAGCACCTCGCATGGAACGGTCTTATTTTACCGAAGGATGACCCTTGGTGGGATAACCATTTTCCGCCGAACGGATATCGTTGTAAGTGCCATACGCGGGCAGTCTCGGAGCCGAGAAAAAGGCGCTATGAGCGGGACGGCATAAAGATACCGCCGAAAGCAGACGGCTCAGGAGGCGGAATTCTCCGGGTAAAAACCGAAGCGCCGCCGGAAGAATACCGCACATATTTTAATGAGCGTAAAGGAACCATTGAACGTATTCCCAAAGGTATTACGCCGGGCTTTAACTGGAACCAAGGGAAGATGAGTAGACATTCTGCCGTTTTAGCGGAGTGTATAAAAAAAGCACATGATAAAATACCGGAACAGTTTAATGCCGTTGTACAAACACTGATGACAAACACTGCGGCAAAGGCTGCGCATATTGATTTTATTGATAATGCCGTATCACGTACCCTTGATAAAAAGTATATGACACCGGTCGGCTTTTTGGATCAAAAAACACAAGCCTCGCTCGCAAAAGAGAATATCAATATCGGTAATCAAAATCTTATCTTCTTGGAGGCGGGATTAGTGCAGAGCGCTAAATACTCTAAGCGACACGCAGAAACCGGTAATGCTCCCGATATTTTTGATTGGTATAACATCATGGATTATCTTATTGATGCATCCATTTATTTTGATAATGGAACGCTTATATTTTTAAAAAAGAAAACTGAAAGTATTTATATGAAAATCGTCGTTGATATTAGTATGAAAAATAAGGGACACAAAGGCGTTTCTTTAATGCTGCCTAAAATCGATACGATGTATGAACTTGACCTTTCAACCGAACTTGATAGAGGCCGTAATGAATATCAGCGTATCATCGAAATGAAGAAAATACGATGAGCAAAGGCGGCCGGATTCGAACCGACTGCCCTCGCCTTACGCTCCCCTCGCTCCTATACAGGGGGTCTTCCTTTGCTCATCCTGCAAAAAGCATAACGTAATCGTCTCCAAAAGTCAAAGCATATTTTTTAATCACTGTTAAAACACCTCACCGCTCTTTTTTTGCTACAGTATAACCAACCTCGTCCGATATGTAGTGTCCGCTCATATTGGAAAACTCCTTACAAAGGAAAATGTCCCCGCCGGAGGACTCATATCCGGCATCTTTATCATCTAAAGGAGGAAGCATGAAAGGTTTTGGAAAAGCATTGATCAGTATTTTCTCATTAGTGCTTATTGCCCTGTGCGCATTGTTATTGCTTGTCATTGCTTTTGTTCCGTCTGCTGCTCTTGCAAAAGTCGGTGCAATCGTCTTGCCTTTGTGCATCATCGCAGGCGCTGTCATTGCCCTGTGGTGGCCGATAAGACATTTTGCAGCCTTTGTAAAAGCGCATACCGCTGCTACAGGGGTTTAGCTTTAAGCGGGACAGCTTACACGCTGTCTCGCTTTTTTTATGTTTGTATATAATTAGGAGAATTGATATGAAGAAAATCGACTATGATAAGCTCATTTCATTATTGGAATCAGCTGGATACGATGTACACATGATCGGTCAAGACCGGTATTTTATCGATAGGGATGACCGGCTCGGCATACAGATTAACGCAAGCCGCCCGATAACAAAAGACGAACAAGATTCGGTCAAGGCGTTTCTTGCACAGAATAACGGAAACAACAATCCTTAAATTCAGTACTTACTCTCTTTTTATATGTTTGATTTAGAAGGTAAAGACGCGGCAGTAACCCTCGCCGTGTATCAAAAAGAAACGGGCAAACCATACACACAAACGCTGAAAGATTTTATTACTGCCAATGCGGAAAAACTTTCCGAAGATGATGCCTTGCTGCTTTTAATATTTGCTTGCAGTACTGCTGGCTGCGTACAAGAAGCAAAACGGCAAGCAGCGGATATAATAAAAAGCGAGTCCTTACACTGAATGTTTCTGTATGAACTCTAACGCAGCCTTTGCTTCATGTACTGTTATGGGGTAATGGCTCGGTCGATTATCTGTAACGGCAGTCTCTAACAACTTAATGATCGCAGCAAGATTTACCTCTTGCTGCTGCTGAAGCAAGTATACAACTGTTTTTCCAATCGTAATATCAATTACTTTTACTGCGGCCGTTTCAAAGGCTCGTTCTCTTTTAGCCAGCAGAGCATCTTTATCAATCATATTTTCCTCTCCTCTACTTTTCAGGCGGCTTACACACCTTACAAGCCGTATACCCTTTCGCCTGTGCGTCTTTAACCGTAAGCTCCGTAAGGTGCTTTGACTTTTTTAACGTTTTACAGTCCTTACAGTGATACTTTTTCCCCGTATCCGTTATGTACACCTTCTTACCGGTATCGGTTGCGCAGATACCGGCAACAGCAGCAAACAGCAATGCAAAAATAAGCGCTTTCCGTTTAGTCATTTTCATCAATATACCTTATAAACCAAAAAGCTCCGACATTCATATTTTTAAATGAAGAATCGATTTTTCCGAGTTGATGATTTTTCCCTTCAGCATCATTTGTAACTTCTGCGACAAATGTTCTTATTGCTTGTTCATCGTACGTTGGCTCCATTGCTTTTACTATTGAGCATGCTATATTTATAATTTTTTCTACTGTTTCAAAATCTGATGAGGTAATTGCTATAACAAAACCTATAATTTCTTTAGGCTCATCTTTTTTTACAGATATTTTAAGTGTATTTTTTTCTGCTATAGCTATATTTACAAAGTCTGCCTTTTCGCCTGTTTCAATATGTATTTTTCCGATTGATGGTGCATTAAATAGTACCGCTGCTTTGTTATATCCCATTTTAAATTCATTTAAAGAAAGTTTATGAAAGTCTTGTGTTTTTTTAGGCAAGGTGCTCCATCCTCCTCCAATAACAGCACAACCGGCAATAAAAAGAAAGCTTGCAACCTTCTGCCGTGCTTTGTAAGTCTCCGGAATATCCTTAACCTTTAAACTTTTAAGCCATACAAAACCGGATGCAATAATAAAAACAATACCGACACCAATAAAAAGATATGCCATAAAATTCCCCTTTTAAAATCTTTATTTTTCCATACTCTATGAGTACGGCTATTACTGCAAACTCACAACCCCGCGCACTTTTCCGATGATGCGTATGTCATCGGTATCTAACGGCACTTCATACGTCTCATAATGCGGATTGTCCGATATTACAACTAGTTTCCCCGGTTTACGGCTCAAGCGTTTTACAAAACCGTATCCGTCTATCTGAATAGCATAGACACCCTCACCGTCCCAACCTAAAGAATCACAAATAATCATATCGCCGCGGAAATAGGTCGGCTCCATGCTGTCGCCCTCGACATACAAAGCGGCAAGTTTTTCTCCAAAGCGCCGTAATTGTCGCGGAACGGCAATATAGGCAGCCGGTGTATCATCTTCCGGCAAGAATGCGCCGTAACCGGCGGAAAGTTTTTGATCCAGTAGCGGAATAACAAAGCCGCCGTCCGGTACGCTGCTTTCTGTACCGTATTTAATTAACTTGCCTTCAATCTCTCGCGGTCTGCTGCGATCTAAGGGTTGACTGATCTGCAACTGCGCTCTGACTTGCTCTTGCGCTCGCTCCATTGCCTGTTCAATTTGTTCTGCCGCTCCACTGACTGGAAGCTTGTATTGAAACCCTAATTTTTCTAGCGCAATTAGCACGTTTACCTTTGGATTTGAGCGTCCTAGTTCATAGTTAGCCCAAGTACGTTGAGGAATATCAAGTAATTCGCCCATTTTTGCTTGGCTTATATTCAGTTTTTTTCTAAATTCAAGTAGTTTTTGTGATAAATCTTCCAAAAAAGCCTCTTTTAAGCATATTTATGCTTGACATTAAGCCATATTGGGCTTATTATAAAAATATCGGCTAGAACTAAAGCAATCTCAAGCCGGTAAAAAAAAGAAAAGCGAAAAACACAGACCTCTTTCGCTTTTCTCAACAACACACGCCTGTAAAGACAGGCAAAGGATGACTTTATGATAGAACAAAAAAAGAAAATCCACAAGCCCAAAAACAGAACCCTCGGGCACATGTACGGTGGCTGGATTAAGTACCAGCTCTCCCTTATCAATGTTTCTTATACCGACATTGCAGAAGAATTGGACGTCCGTGACAGTTCGGTCGCCGCGGTTATTCACGGCCGACGTACTTCCGCCCGCATCCAGCAAAAGACCGCCGATAAACTCGGCCTTGCAAACTGGCAAGCAGTGCTTGACGCTGCAAAACGGGCAACAAAGGAGAATGTCGTGTAATCGGCATTCTACCGGATGTACGAGGAGATAAGCAGATGAACGATGAAATGATGCGTCTTTTTTTTAGACTTGAATACGCGGTGCAGACCATGCGGCGTCGGCAAAAGACCGCTAAAAAACACGGCAAAGAATGGCAGCTGCTCCTCGCAGATGAAGAAGCGATGGTCGATGATCTTTTACTCCGGCTTGAAGCGGCACGTGAAAGACCACCGCAAGAAGCAGGGGGCTGCGTATGAGCGGAAGTACGGGAATACGCCCGCTTGATAAGGCGTTAAGCGGACTGGAACAAACCATCAATGAATGGGAACTGGAAGCGGAAAAGCCGGTGTATATCAGCTTAAAGGAGCCGTCTCTTAACGACCTGTATAAGGAGAAAGGAGAGGTATACAAAATTTTACGATGCTGGCGGAGCGGCGCTTCCGCACTCGGCAAAAAACAAGCCGTCGAGGAGTGCGACCGGGTCATCGCATTCTTTGAACGTATCTGCGGCAAATAAAGGGGGAAAAAAATGGATAAACAATTTATGACCGACTCGCAAGGACGCGAGGTGCCGGTCTCGATGGTAAAGGATATCGACATCTTACGCGATCAAACCGTCAAAGCAATTATGACAAAGACCTTTGCGATGCGGGACGCACTTGTGTCTTTTAAACAGGGTATCTGGAGCGACATTCAAGAGTTCTTGAGCCTTTCGAGTGAGCAGCACGGAATCAGCTGGGGCGGTAAAAAAGGGAACATTACCCTCACCACCTATAACGGACAGTACATGCTGAAAATCGCCGTGAATGACAATCTGCAATTTAACGAAAAGCTGCAAATTGCCAAGCAGTTGATAGACGAATGTATTAAGGAATGGGCAACCGGAGCGCGCCCTGAACTGCGTGCACTCATCGATAACGCCTTTGCGGTAGACAAGCAGGGGAATATCAGCACGGCACGAGTCCTCGGTTTACGCAGACTTGATATCAGTGATCCGAAATGGCTGAAAGCGATGCAGGCAATTACGGACAGCGTGCAGGTGGTTTCCAGCAAAACCTATATGCGCTTTTACGAGCGGCAGGAAGACGGCAGCTATAAGCAAATACCGCTTGATGTTGCGGCCTTGTAAAGGAAGGAGGGAATGATGAGCGGATGGCAATACCGGTTCGGTATAAAACTGAAAGAATGGGGAGAAGTGTTCGGCTGGGCGTGGCTTGTCCGGTTAGGGCTCCATATCAAAGATGAGGCGCTCAGATGAAAAAGCTGAATGCACAGGAGCGGGTGTTTGAGATTGTGCGGCTATTGGTAGAAAACCACATTGAAGGGCTGACCAATAAAGAGCTTGCGCAAAAGCTCGGCACCAGTGAAGTAAATATCTGCCGCGACTTAGCACTGTTTGAACAATACCGATGGGTAACACGTGGGACAAAGAACGTCTGGCGCCTTTCTGCGGAGTTCGGCGGTATTTCGGGACAGATTGTAAAGTCGTATCAAAAAGCGCGGCTTGTACTTACCAAAGAAGAGGCAGAGTACTTAGCAGCGGTACAGTAGCAAAAGCCGTAGCGCTACGGCTTTTGAAGAGAGGATAAGGAGTGAATATGGAAAACATATATGCGGATGAGTGCTTTCAAAAGGGGTTTGAAAGTTTTGCGGCAATTTGGCTTCGGAACATAAACGCTATGAGCGATGATGAGCAGCTTATCTATAAAGCGGAGCTAGCTCTCTCGTCAATTCGTTCCGGCAATGATCTGGCGGTTAATGATTTACGGTGCGCCCTCACTACCCTGCGTACCAGAATGTCCGATTATCGCTTTAACAAGGTTTTACGAAAGCTGCGTCTTTCTAAAAATGCAGCACGAGAAGTGATGCAGCAAGGAGTTGCCGTATGAGTAGAAAAGCAGCCGGAATTGTCAGTGAAGATGCCAAAGCAATGGATGTCTATGCCGAAAAAAATGCGCAGCAGGCTTTAGTGGTGCAGCAGGATGATAAACGCTTCCTTGCAGAGGGAGAAGAGTACAATCTTCATATTTGTCTTGAGAGAGCAAAGGAATCATTATCGCAAATTAGGAGGGGGCTTGTACGTCTCGGAGGGCAATTGATTCTTTTAAAAGATCATGAGCCTCATGGCAATTTTACAACAGCAGTTGAGAGTTTAGGAATTAGTATCGATTTTGCACAACGGGCAATGATTGCAGCACGGCAATTCGGAGAAAATCCGGAAGTTGCAGAAAGACTTGGAAACGCAAAGTTACAAGCGCTTTCATTTTTGACTAATGAAGAAGCAAGAGCTCTCGCTGCCGGTAAAGAAGTAGAAGGAGTCGGCACTCTCGACGAAATCGAACGAATGACAACTCGTGAACTTCGTGCAGCCCTCCGTGAAGAAAAGAAAAAGCGCAAAGAAGAGCGGGATGCGCAGGAAGCGGCAATCAGTCAAAAAGAGAAAAAGCTCAACGAGCTTGAAATGGAAATCCGCTACCGCGAGCCGCCGACTAAGGAACAGCTTGCGCAAGCTACGCTCGATGAACTGAAAAAGAAGTTTTTCCTGCAAGTCGGAGAAGCAAGTCATGCGCTGCATACCCTGATGCTTACCATCATACAGGCGCAGGAAATTCCTGATGTCAATATTACCCAACTGCAAGGTTTTATCACCCTTGAGCCGGAAGGCTTGTTATCTTCTATTTTTGATTACAGCGATACGCTCGATGAGATGATTGAAAACATCTGTCCCGCTCGCGCTGAGACAAACGCCGAGGCGGAAGAGATGCAGTATGCGGAGCCGGTAGAGGATTAATGGTATGTATCAGGCGTACGTTAAAAAGATGGAACGGGCAAAAAGCGCGGCGGAGCGCAAGGCGGTTATTGCGGAATTATGCCGGATGTTTGCGTTTTCGCAAGCGAAAGCCTACAAGGTACTCAAGGAAGCAGGATGGCAGTCCGGCAGGAAGGAGCGCAAAGATGCAGGCTCTTCCGGCATCTCGCAAGAAGAACTCAAGCTGATCGCTTCGGTACTGCGCAACAGCGTACGCAAAAACGGCAAGGCGACTATGGGTGTTCCGCTTGCCCGCTCTATTTTACAGGCAAACGGTATCACCATCCCGATTGCCGATAGCCGCTTGCGGGAGCTTTTAGCGGAGAACAGTCTCTCCCTTGCAGACGCGAACGTTCCCCGCCCGCACCGCACCATGCGGACGCTTTACCCCAATCAAGTACACCAAGCCGACCCGTCGGTCTGTCTTATCTGGTTCGCTCCGAACGGAGAGCAAAAACTCTACGATGCTGACGAAGTATACAAAAATAAGAACCCACGGGAAGGTAAGTTGAAATGCTGGCGGTATGTACTCACCGACCACACCTCCGGCTCCATCTGTGTACGGTATTACGCAGCGATGGGAGAGTCGGCAGTTAATATGTACGACTTTTTACTGTATGCGTGGGGGCAAAAGCAAAACCCGCTTTACGTGTTTCACGGACTGCCGGAACTTTTAATCTGGGACTGCGGTACGGGCAACACGGCGCGGGCGGTAACGGCAGCGCTTACCGCGCTTAAAGTAGAAACAAAGCCGCACCTTCCGGGAAATCCGCGGGCAAAGGGACAAGTAGAAGTCAGCAACAATATCGTTGAAACACAGTTTGAAAGCCGCTTAAAGCTGGAGCCGGTTCATAGCATTGCTGCACTCAATGAAGCTGCAGAGCGGTGGTGCGCTGCGTATAACGCAAACCTTATTGAAGGGCAAGACACGCGCCTTACGCGGCACGGTAAGAAAATCGGCAGCAGGACGGAACTGTGGCAGCGCATCTTACCGGAACAGCTGAGGGAGCTTCCTGATCCGGTTATCTGCCGGCAGATTTTTACCGCCGGTATTCAAACCCGCCGTGTAGGTGGAGACCTTTCGGTAAGTATTGTCCATCCGCACGTAAAAGAATCGCTTCGCTATAGTCTGCAAGGACTTCGCGGCGTTACCGTTGGACAGACGGTCAATGTACAGCCGGTGCTTGTTTCTGCAACGCCGACAGTGCGCGTGAGCTTTCAGTATAACGGCGAACTCGTTGCGTATGAAGTTGAACCGATTACGTATGACGAAAACGGTTTTGACATAACCGCTCCCGTACCCGGGGTCAACTACAAAGCAGCAGGCTTTACCGATCGGGAAGCAACAAGCAAGGAACTTACCGCGCTTGCGAAAGGCACAAAGGAGCGCCCGTTTACTGAAATTACCGGCGGAGCAGGGTTCACGGCTCATTCGCATATCGACGCCAAGAGCTTATTTATCCGCTCACAGACGGGAATGCAAATCACCGTCGATTCCGTGCAGATGCACGACATTTTGATCAGCGGCGCAGAAGCGGCAAAGCGGATAAAAGCGCGGCTTGGCTATGTGCCGGACGGCTTCCTTGAGCGGATGAAAGCGGAGTATGAAAACAATGTACCGTCGCAAGTCATTGACGAACTTGCGGCAGAGTATGCGCACGGAGAGGAGCTTGCGCAGCTCGGATAACTTTTTTTAGGAGGATGAGGTATGCTGACACTACAGGCGAGGAAAGCATTTAAAGTGGTATCCGATCCGTTTACGGGAGACGTAACAAAAGCGGCGGATGTGTACATGAGCGAAGATACCCGATTTATTGCGGAGTATCTGTATCAGACGGCACGGGCGGGCGGAATGCTCGCGCTCATTGGAGAGTCCGGCTCCGGCAAGACAACCTTACGGCGGTATGCCATAGACCGGATGCAAACGGAAGGGCAAAAGGTGCGGGTCATTACGCCGCGCATTATCGATAAGTCGCGCCTTACGGCTGCCAGTATCTGCGATGCCATTATTCTGGACTGCTCGGAAGAAAAGCCGAAGCGGACGCTTGAAGGGAAGGCGCGGCAAATCGAGCGGATACTGACTAATTCAAGCCGTGCAGGCTGGAGCCATGTACTCATGATTGAAGAAGCCCACGACCTGCATATTCAAACGCTCAAATATTTAAAACGCTTTTGGGAATTGGAAGACGGCTTTAAAAAGTTATTGGCAATTATTTTGATTGGGCAACCTGAAATGAAGGGCAAACTCGATGAAGCAAAAAACTGGGAAGCGCGCGAAGTTATCCGACGTATGGAAGTGCTGGAACTGGCTCCTCTTGGAAGCGGCAAAGATATTGCCGCTTATCTTGATGTAAAGTTTGCACGGCTAAAAAAAGAGCGCAAGAGCGTCATCACCGATGAAGGCTGTGAAGCGCTTGCCTTAAAACTCAGGCGGCAAACACGTAGTCAGCAGCTCGTCTACAGTATTGCCTATCCGCTTTTGGTCAACAACTGGATGCGGCGGGCAATGAACCTTGCTGCAGGACTCGGCAGTCAAATGGTCGATGCCGATATCGTCAATTCTTTGTAAGGAGTGGAGTAACTATGGGTGGAAAAAGAAAGATGACGCTGACATTAGATAATCAGCTTCTGGCGTGTTTAAGCGAAAAGGCAAAAGTAGATGGGTTTGAAAAACCTGCTGCATTAGCTCGCTACCTTATCATAAACGGACTCAATGATATGACGGAGCAAACTGACAGGGTAAAAACATTGCGAGTTCGCATTGAAAATTATCAGGAGATTGCTGCGTATGTACGGGAGAAAAAATTCGGTAAACCTGAATATTTTGCCGCCTATGCGATGGAGTATTACATGAATAAAAATCAGCTGTCGGCTGCACAAAAGGCACGGGCA